AATAGTAGCTTGTAGCTTGTGTATAGGATCACGGCTGTAAAATCCGCCAATCTCTTTATCAGCGTCAAAGGTAGGATATTCGTAAAATTTATAAATAGTACCTGCATAGTCTTTATATGCACAATGCATAGCAATGTTAATACTTGGCCCGTCAGCATAGTAGCCTCCACGAGAAGCTACACGATCAACACTCCAATCAAATTTAGGAGTAGCTAAGTGGAAATCTTTATAGATTTCTTGTTTTATCCACGCTTCTACAGAGAAGCTATAGTCATACGCATACTTATGTACTTGAGTTTTTTCCATGCTAGTTCCTACGCATATTAGAAATATCAATAGCTTGTTGCTTATTAGTTACTGGTACTGCATTTGACTTATGCATAGTAGCAATACCAGTAATGTAGGTTCCTGTATATTCGTTACTAGGTTTTACGTGCCCGTTACCAACATTGTTGGATAGAGGAGGTAAAGTGCGCAAGTCTTTCTTATAGTCTGGTATATCATAAATACCTTGTTTAGGTTGTTTAGGCTTACCTAATTTAACACCCATACTTACCAACCATTTATCATGATCTTGCTGTACTTTTTTTCTCATTTCATCATGAATCCATCTGCTTTAGCCGTACCCCAAGCTACAGTAGACGATACTTTAATAAAGCGACGATTAGTTTGTTCTTTATTTGGGTTTGCGATAGTGACTACTACATTCTTACCCGCACGATGAGCCATAAGCTGGTTCATAATACGGTCACTGGTATCTAGGTAGTCAGTACGTAGTGCATTAGTAATTTTCTTGGATACACTAGAGTGCATACCTGCAGACATTACGCCTTTAGATTTTCCGCCTTTTTTAGCCATTGTCATTCTCCTTGTTTCTATATACTTAATATATATAAAAACAAGGATATATGCAATTACAAGATTAACTAGTTTACTGCCGTACTACTAGATATTGTTACATTTTGTCTGAGTTCTAAGAAACACATAATAAAGTCACTAGGATCGTATAATCTACTGCAGGTACTACAGTATATAGTGCCTATAGGTTCTACCTTGCTCTTTTGAATCCATATTTCAGATTCAGACGAACAAGATGGGCACATAGACCGTGCTCTATAAACGCTCATAATTTTCTGTTGTTTTAACTATGTATGCTATTTATTTTTTCATTTTCTTTAGAATAGCAGCTTGTAGAGCTGGTGGTAGTTTTTTCTGAGCAGCAGTAAGTGCTCCAGTTTTAACTTTTTCTGTATCTTCTTTTTTCATCACTGGTTTTTTAGCCATTATAGTTCTCCTATTTTCTAAATTTACTTACTTTTTTAGCTATCTTATCCGGTTGCTTAACAAATTGTTTACCAGATGCTGTACCTTTTCTTTTTGCTGCATTGGTAGCACTCTTTTCACCTGATGATAAAGAATCCCAAGCAGCTTTTGGTAAATATCTACCACGCTTTGCTTTAGGTTTATCTTTTTCTTTATCACTAGAATACTGCCAGTTTTGGTCAGTCCACTTCTTTAATGATTGTTGAGAAGGTTTTAATGCCATTTACTTTCTCTTCCTGGCAGCCATGCCTTTATACATAGCCGCAGCAGCTACAGCTTTACCCGCTTCAACACTTCCATATTTTTTAGCTGCCTTAGCTGCTACCTTATCAAACATCTTACCTTTACGGCCTATGTCTTTACCTGCACTAGCTTTTTTAGCTAAAGCTATTCTATCTTTTTTTGGTAATGGATTTTTCATTTTTTATAGCCTCCGCCAGCACGTTTATACTCAGCGGCTAACAGTTGTGCTTTTCTAGCACTCCACTGACCTGGACTACCGCCTTTACTTCCACCTTTTATTTTTTCAAAGAGATTTTTTCTCATTGTAGGCTTAGTATAAATCTTAGCCTCATTTACTTTTGATTTGTATGCCATATTAGTTACACCAAGGTTCTTTCTTATCTCCAAAGTATGGCCTAGCCAGCCCAGCATCAATTATTTTTTTAGAATATAGTTCTCCGTCTAAATATACATTTGATAGAATTCTACCGCCATACTTATCCCACTCTAAATCTCTATATTCAATGAGTTTAGCTACTTTAAATAATTTATTAGCAAACTCCTTGCCTTCCTGGGCTAATGCTTTTTCTTTGGCACACTCTCCTTTAATTTCGGGAGTATCTATTCCTAGAATACGTACACTCATTTTTTGAAGCGCTTCCGGAAGTACAGTAGCTGTTACATAGCAAGTATCGCCATCATAACAAAGATTATCTTTATATACTCGTGGCTCAATCCACGTATCAGCTTTTACACAAAATGTTGAAAATAGAGAAACAAGTATAATAGCGCAAAACCAGTATAATATTTTCATCAGTAACTCCTTTTAACTTTACGAGTAGCCATTAAAAGTATACACCTGTAAGTCTTACAGAGGTAGCTCCAGTAGCTGCAGCAACATTAATCTGATGAGCTGGTTCTTTTTTAACAAAGGCGTCTTTATCAATACCAAGGGTAAAACTACCAATAGTTACAGTAGTAACTGGATCAATAATTGCTATTAAGTGAGACGTGGTATATCCATTATAAACGCGCACATAGGTTGAGGTATTTACAGTAGTATTATTGGTATAATTAATCTCTGTAATTGGTGTAAAATATGGTACTGGCATGTATTTCTCCTATACTCAATAAAAAATGAGGATGTATTTACTACACCCTCATTATACTATTTATATATAGTTAGTCCAATTTTATTTTTCATCTAAGTCTTTTTGATCGTAGTGTATTATTTCCCACCGACTGTCTAGGTGTTCCACAAGTGCAGTTGAGCTTTCAACCCAATCTCCGTCATTCATATACATCACACCATCAATCTCTCGCATCTCAGCAGTATGAATGTGACCACAGATGATTCCATCATAGTCATTTTGTTTGCAGTACTCAGCTAGGTGTTGTTCATAACGAGTTATAAAGTTTAGAGCTTGCTTGGTGTTTTGTTTTAGATACTTGCTCAGGCTCCAGTATTCCAACCCAAATAGCTTTCGCACTTTGTTGAAATGAATATTGACCCATATCATAATATCGTATAATGTGTCACCAATATGCATTAGCCACTTTTTATCGTGCATCAAAGCATCAAAGAAGTCACCATGAATAACAAGATAGCGTTTGCCATCTAACCCAACATAGTCTTCACGATCAGATACTTGAATGTTACCAAAGCTGATATCAAAGTTTAAAAACTTGCGCAGAGCCTCATCATGATTACCAATGATGTACTTAACTTTAGCTCCACGCTTGGCTGCAGTAAGTATTCTACGAATTACGTTAGCGTGGCTTTGAGGAAAGAACCAGCGTTTCTTTAGTTGCCACCCGTCAATTATATCACCCACAAGAAATAAATTATCACACGTATGAGTCTTTAAAAAAACACAGAGGGCGTCTGCTTGACACCCTCTGGTTCCTAAATGAACATCGCTTATAAAGATGCTTTTGTAATTCATACTTTATTTATTTTAAACCAGATACCATTGCTTGTGTTGCTGCTAGTTCAGGATCACTAACAAGACCATATGCTGCTAGTGGACCATTAGGACCTGCAATTTCGTCACTTATGAAATACTCGACATACTCACGCAAACCTGGGATAAGATCTAAGTGAGCGTTCTTTACATAAAAGTAAAGTGGACGGCTAACAGGATAATCGCCGCTCGAAATTGTTTCTACAGATGCCGTAACACCGTTGATGTCTGCTGCGTATAGTTTGTCTGTGTTATTCAGTAAAAACGACAACCCAAATACACCAAGTGCATTTCTGTCTTGACCCAACCGGCTTAGAGTTTCGGTATAGTCTCCATCGATGTCAACGCTAACGCCATCTGTACGAACTTCTACACAAGCTGCTTCTGCTAGTTTTTTATCATCAGCATTTTCTTTTAGGAAAAGATCATATGAACCAACTGCTTTACATCCGTCAAGCATAACTTTGAATTCAAAAACTTCACGTGTGCCGTGCTTTGTGCCTGGGATAAACACTAGGATTGGTTCATTTGGTAAAGTTGGATCTACATCTGTCCAAGTCTTTGCATCACTGTGTGCGCTTAGTGCAACATAGATGTGTTGTGGTGTTAGGTTATCAAAACCTTTGTTTTCTAAGTTAGCTGCAAATACAATACCATCATAACCGATTCTAACTTCAGTTACTTCGCCAACAACTTCTTCGCACTTAGCCCATTCTTCATCTTTCATCTTTGAACTGCTGTTTGCGATGTCAACAGTTCCTTCGCCAACACCTTCACATAGTTTCTTACGACCTGCGCCTGATCCACCACCTTCTACTACAGGGGTTTGGAATTCAGTGTTTTCACCAAATGCTTCTGCTACAATTGTTGCGTAGGGAAGAACTGTTGAACTACCTGTAACTTGAACGTTATCACGTGCAAAACTTGCCGTAGTAGTTAGGGCAATAATTGCCGCTGTTAGTAAAATTTTCATATATGATCCTCATTTCCAATTAAATAGTGAGTAAGCGCTTACTCATTAAACATAGTATACTACAGTTTTGTAACAATTTTATGACGTATTATGTAGCCTGTAATACCTCACCGGCATATAGTTCTTCCTGCTTAATAAAATTATAAAATCCTTGTATAGCAATCTCTTTATGCTTAGCCTCAATGTCAAAGTCTGCATAAGCTAACATAGGTACATGCTCTGCCATAAGATTCTCATCCCAAAAAGTTTCTGAGTGAGCATTAGTCTTCATCCAGTATTCTTGATTATCGGGATGAAATGACTGTGAGGCATGGAATAAAGGCCTAACTCCTTTCCAAGTTTTTACAGCTTCTTGAAAAAAAGTATCTGTATGCTTAATAGTTTTTACTTCTCGTACTTTACGATTAACTGTTTTTTCCCCAACTTTAACTCGTTCAGTTTCTATCATTCGATGGCAGGAGTAATGGTGGGTATCTAGAGTACATCTAATAGGGATTTTAGCTGCCAGTTCAAGAGTATGCTCAATGTCATAACCATTAGGTTTATCTTCATTCTCAACAGCTAGACATTGTTGTGCATAATCTGACAGATAATGAAAGTGCGTAGCAAATCGTTTAATACCGTCGGCATGCTTACCTCCATACAGTCCTTGTAAGTGGATATTCATTACAAAGTCATTAGCAGGTAAGTTCATCAATTTGCCGTATAGTGCATGATATTCTAAATCTTCTATAGATTTAGTAACAACATTAGCATTATTTGATCCTAGTACGGTGTACTGACCTGGGTGAACACTTAACCTGATATTATGTTGCTTAGCTACAGCTCCTGCCTTATTTAGAATATTTGCTATTTCTGGCATAATCTCTGTATACCAATCACGAGTAAACTCTAGAGTATAGCAAGGAAACATCTCAGAACTAATTCTGAAAGATCTAAGGTTGATAGGCTGTGTTGGAAAATACGTAGTTAAAATATCTAGCAACTTAGTGCAATTTTCAATAGCTTTAGATTGTACTTTTTGTTTTCCGCCCTCTTTAAGAGCGTAGGTCTTAGTCGTAGTACCAAAATTATAACGTTTTGCTAACTTTAAGTCGTGAAACTGGCAACATTGAGAAATGCGCCAATCAGTATGTGTATTATTAAAATATCCCATAAGTTCTCCATATATTAACTTATGATATGTTATTAATAAGTATTAGGCAATATAGCTTTTTAATGATGTAGATGATTAGTTTAGCTTAAAGTTAAATATAATGCAAGTTCTAGGGTTATCGCTTTTATGTTTAGATATACCATGTGGAATACTGCTATGATGTATAATTAAATCACCAGTTGCTACTTTAATACGAAAACAATCTTTTTTTTCATAGCTAGTTAATGGGGTTTCATCGTTTCCTCCTCTGACTAGTACTAAGTCGCTAGAGTTAGGTTGTGGTATATTTTGATAAAAAATAGCACAACCATCAGAGTCAGGATGGTGAAAATGACAATTACACATATTTCCTTTAAAAAATCTGTTAGCCCATCCGTTAGTAAATATAACAGTTTTAGCATCTGGTTTATTGAAATGAG